GCCCCAGCCTTACCATTATCGCCCGCCGCACTATCACCCGCCGTGCTTTCTGGCAGCAATACCACCAGCTTCAATCGGCTTTTGAGAAGAAGTTCCAGGGGCGGATGAAGCGGTTTTTTTATGACCAGCGCCGGGAGCAACTCAGACTCATCGAGCAACACTACGGCAAGTCTATCCAGGGGCAGGTCCGGGCCACCGCCGATGAGGTGGACGCCCTCCTATTCCCCCTGGACGCCTGGAATGAAAACCTCAAGAAAATATCCTGGACTTTTTACCAGAGCGTAGGGGAGGAGGCTGGCAAGGCCCTGGTGGCTGAACTAGGGGCCGACCCCGATAAGTTTATTCTGGCCGATACCCCGGCCATTGAAATTCTCAAGGATAAGCTCAAAAAGATTGAGGAAATTAACGACATTACCTATGCAAAGTTAAAGGATACCCTCATGGAGGGCATGGTAGAAATTGAGACGGTACATGAACTTCAAGCCAGGGTGCGTGAGGTCTATAACTTCACCGAATCCCGGAGCCTGACCATCGCCCGGACGGAAACCGGACAGGCTGCCGCGCCCGCCCGCGCTGCCGCGATGGAAATGCTGGGGGTGACCCGGCAGGAATGGACTACGGCCGGCGACAATGATGTTCGGGATATTCATGCCAGCATGGACGGCGAGATAGTTGACGTCGGGGAACTATTCAGCAACGGACTCGCATACCCCTGTGACCCGGCTGGTGATGCCGAGGAAGTGATTAACTGCCGTTGTGTTTCGGCCCCCGTAATCGAAAAAGACTGAGGAGAATGGCCATGGAACTGATTCATAAAGCCCTTGATTTTGAAATTCGCCAGGCAGGTGACCCGGCAAACCGCACCCTGGAATTTATCGGTTCTACTGCGGATGTTGACCGATATGGGGACATCATCGACGTGGCCGGCTGGGATTTGAAAAATTACCAGAAAAACCCGGTCTTCCTCTGGGCGCATAATTACGGGCAACCCCCTGTAGGCAAAACCCTGACGGTGACAAAGGAGCCGGCCGCTCTCAAATTCCTGGTTCAATTTGCCACGGCAGAGGAGTACCCCTTTGCCGATACCATCTACAGACTCTACCTGGGCGGTTTTCTCAAGGCCACCTCAGTGGGTTTTTCCGGGAAGGTTAGCGAGCCGATCCTGGGTGATCCCGATGAACAAGGATTCCGGCCACGGACGGGCACGCACTACAAGAAGCAGGAGCTCTACGAATTGAGCGGCGTTCCGGTCCCAGCTCTACCCCAGGCTCTCATGCTGGCGGTGCAAAAGGGGGTTGTATCCAAAGAAGAAGCGGATCAGGTTGTGCCTCCTGACCCAGAAGAAAAAGGGGTCATCCCCTTTAAGGAATACCCTATCGATGATCCCGGGGCGACCTGGAAAGGTCCCGAGGAGATGGCTGCCTGTGCCGACATGATGGCTCTCAAGACCATTTGCGCCTGGTTCGATGATGCCAAGCCGGACGTCAAGGGGTCCTATAAGCTCCCGCACCATCGGGGCGACGGCTTCAAGGTGGTTTGGAAGGGGGTGTCGGCTGCTATGGGTGCCCTCCTGGGGGCGCGAGGCGGCGTCAATATCCCCGATGCGGATCGTAAGGGCGTCTATGGCCACCTGGCAAAACACTACGCGCAGTTCTCGAAAACCCCGCCGGAGTTCAAGGAATATGGCGAGGCTGACCTGATCCGGATCACCCTGGGGGCCGAACCGAATGACCTGGGGTTCGACGATCTGTTTCTGTCGGGCCTGTTCCGGTCGGCGGACCTGGAACCCATAACCGAACCGGTCCAGATCACCAAAGCCGGCGCCGTCTTAAATGCCAAAAACAAGGCGGCCTTGCAACAGGCGGCGGCCCTGATTCAACAGGTCCTGGCGGCGGCTGAAACCCAGGCCTCCGCACCAGGCCCGAACAAGAAACCCGAAAGCTATTACTCCAAGGCGTTGAACCCCGGCGATGAGCCTCATGGGGAGAGACAGGCTGAGGATTCGGTCGATATGGGCGAAATTATGGAACTCACCAAAAACCTTCATCTGACCATGTGTCCGGGCAAGTAACCGGGCAAGGGGGCGAATATGCCGAACACTGCGCTTGCTGAACAAATCAAAACCATGCTGGAGGAAGTCAAGGGCCAACTCGAAACCAAAACCGAGGACGGCAAGGTCATCAAACTGCTCGACGTCTTCAAGATGTTCCCGGAGCTTCAGGAGAAATACACCTCCCTGGAAAAGCGCCTGGAGGAGTTCGAAAAGCAATCCAAGAGCCGCAAATGGGCTGATATGACGGGCCTCGACCCCGGCCAGTTTTCCATTTGCCGGGCGCTCCGGGCTATCCGATCCGGTAAACCTCCGGAGCAATGGGGTGAGATCGGCGCCGGTCTGGAAGCCGATGTTTTCCGGCAGACCCGGGCCATGTCCACGGGCAATGACAGTGAGGGCGGGTATTTCGTTCCGGCCCAGGCCATGCCCGACTTCATCGAAATGTTTCAGGCTGAATCCGTTGTCACCCGCATGGGGGCCACGGTGCTTGACGGCCTGGTGGGTGCGCCTGTAACCTTCGCCCGGCAGACCGGTGGGGCGACTTTCTACTGGACCGGGGAAAACGCCGAGATCGTAGCCAGTATGCTGGCGGTGGGTCAACTCAAGATGGTGCCCAAGAAAATCACGGGCATGGTCCAGTTGAGCAACGAACTGGTCCGCATGGCTAACCCGAGTGCTGAGGCCATGGTCCGCCGGGACTTAGCGAACGGCCTGGCCCTGGCGATTGATCTGGCGGCCCTGCGCGGTTCCGGTTCTGAAAATGAACCCCTGGGAATCGCCAACACCGCCGGCATCAACACGGTGGCCATGGGCACCCATGGTGCATTGCCCAATTTCATCAACCCCTGGCCGGATATGGAATACGAACTGGCCGTCGATAACGCTCTGCGGGGCAAGCTCGGGTTCGTCTTCCACCCGAAGATCAAGAAGGTCCTCAAGAAGCTGAGGAACCCCTATTTCTCCGGAGACACCGGCGGCGAATACCCGTTGCTCCCCTTGACCGACGCGCAACTCCAGGCCGTCCTGGGCTATCCGTTTGCCACGACCACGCAACTTCCCATCAATCTGACCAAGGGCAGCAGCGGGGCCGTGTGTTCGGAAGTCTATTTCGGCAATTGGGCTGAGGTGCTCATTGGCCAGTGGATGGGGATTGAAATCCTGGCCTCCAACATCGCGGGCACGGCTTTCGCCTACGATCAAACCTGGGTGCGCATCATCTCCCAGGTTGACATTGCTCTGCGTCACGCGGAGTCGATGTGCCTGTCCAACGACGTAAAGACCGAGTAACCCTGAAACCCTAAGAGAGGGGGTCAGGCTGCGTATGCTGGCCCCCATTGCCATAAGGAGAATATCATGCCGAAAGGAACTGCTTCTCAAGAACAAGTCCTGAAAGACCTTGCGGCCCCCATTGCCCAGACCGCGGGGACCGTTACTGGCACCGGGATTGACTGTAAGGGTTACGATGAGGCCCTTATCATGCTGGCTGTTGGGGTAATGCCCAGCACCGATGGCACCGTGGATGTCCATATCGAGGAGTCGGCTGTCCTGGGGTCCGGTTATACCGATATCACCGGGGCCGTTTTTGCCATCGTCAATGCCGGCGAATCCCTCAGTTACGTTGGCCGCTTGAACCTGCGGAAACGCAAACGGTATATCCGGGCTATTTCGGTGGTGGCTAACCAGACCACCCCCTTGTATATCGGCGCAGTGCTTTCCCAGGCACAAAAAACGCCGGTGTCCCAGGTCAACACCGTGGCTTTTAACGTCTAACAGGAGGGATCATGGCAGTGGCGATTTACCGGGTACGACAAGGGTACGTAATTCATCTTCAGCATCGACAAATGCTGCGGGGCGGGGGTTTGATTGAAAACCCCACCCCGGATTTCATCAAGTTGAATTCCTGGAAATTGGAACTAATAAGCCCCCAGGTTGCTATGCCCTTGCCCGTCCCGGAC